ATGAATTTCTCGGTGATCACGTTCATGCAGCCGGGTGACTGGTTCGTTTTCGTCGCCGTGTTCGGGGCGCTGCAAGCGCTGATGCTGATGGCGCTATTCCACGCGCTGCGGTCGCGTGATTCGCGCAAATGAACGTCGCACGCGCACGTCGAAAGGAAGGGGAGAGGTTTTCGCGCCTAGAGCTTGGGTTGGCTGAAGCCGGGGCACGCCAGGTTGAACGCGGCGTCGTTCTCACGTGCTGCGACTGCCGGCGAACGATCGGTTATCCGCGCCGCTACATCGGGGAGTCATCGGCGCCGGTCTGCATGCCGTGCGTCCATCAATCGTTTCGACAAGGGGGCTTGAAGTGAGCAGCGACGAAGAGTTGTCCGCCGATGAGCGCGACGAAAACGTGGCGCTTGATCTGACCGCGATGATTGGGGGCTACCTGCGCGAACGGAAGCTACGCGGCTCGATCGAGTGGGACGGGCTGGAACTGCTCGTGCGCTGGACTGCGAGCGAGGAGGGCGAGTTTTGAGTGCGTTGGCTGCACCGTCGCGGTTCAACACGTCGCCTAGTGCGTTGGCAGCGTCGGCGCGTGAGTACGCCGACACGCTCCGTGCGCTGGATGCCCCGTTCGAATCTCTCGCCAAAGAGCGCGCATTGGCGAGAGCCGCCGGGCGCGAGCGCGGCGCGCAGCGCCGCGCCGCGCCGGGGCTTGTTCCAATAGAGAACAACTGTCCCGCGATCCCGGAAGCGGGCAGGGCGCTCAGGGTTAGGGCCTCTCGCGTGCAGATCGACGGCCACGCCCGGCGCATGAAGCGCATGCGCGGTGTTGTCGAGCACTCGATGCGCCTCGCGGAGAGCCAGCTCGTGCGTCAGGGAGGGTTCCGTTTCAAGCGACTGCTCGTGACGCTGACCTACGCAAAGGTTGACGGCTGGAAGCCGGAAGATATTTCCGCCTATGTGCGTGTCGCGCGTAAATGGGCCATACGAAAGGGCTTCCCGTTGAAGTTCACCTGGGTTGCCGAGCTGCAAAAGCGCGGCGCGGTGCACTACCACGTGTGCATGTGGATTCCGGTGCGGTGCCGCTTGCCCGAGGCCGATCTGTACGGCTGGTGGGTGCATGGGTCGAGCAACGTGAAAAAGGTCTACGGCGGCGCGTCCGGCGTCATGGCCTACCTCGGGAAGTACCTCACAAAGGGCGGACCCGAGCAGTCGATGAAGTTTCCGAAGGGCGCGCGGATGTTCGGCGCAGGCGGCCTCGACTGCGAACAGAGGCGGGAAATGCGGTACCGGCTCGCTCCGTTCTGGGTGCGTGACGAGCTAGGGACGTTCGCCGATATCAGACGGATTGTGGGTGGTTGGGTGGATCGCGAAAGCGGTCTTTTCGTGGCGTCGCCGTGGAAAATCGAAATCGATGGAGCGGGGCGCGTGTGGTGTTTTAAACCAGCCGTTTAGACGGCTAAAGCCAAAGGGGCTAGACGTGGATATCACTATCGAAAGTGCGGAAGTTGAAAAGGTCGAGCGCGAGTGGGAAGGCGTGAAGCGCACGTCGTACAACCAGTGGGCGTTGCTGAAGCAAGGCGGCTTCGTGCTTTCGTTCATCGTGTCGCATCAGCATGAGACGGATGCGCTGAAGCCGGGTCGCTATGTGCTCGATCCGACCTCGTTTTCCAGCAAAGCGGGGCGTTTGTCCGTCGAGCGCGTGAAGTTGAAACCGGCCGCGCCGCAGCCGGCGGCTAAGGCTTAAGCCGTGCTGGTGCAGGTCTGCCCGCCCGATCAATTCGACGCAGCGACGCAGACCTGCGCCGGCCCGGTTTGGGTCGAATACGCGGGCGGTTTACCGCCGCTGTCCGCGACGGACGGAACGGAGATTGCCGGCGCCATTGTTGGCGTGTGGGCGCTCGCCTGGGTCGTTCGCCAACTCGTGCGGGTCATTCGAAGAGGGTAAGGCTCATGTTGAAGAAGGTGAAGGGCAAGCTGGTCGCGGTGTCGTCGGGTGCGTCCCTGGCGGTGTTCGGTGCGCAGATGGCGATGGCGCAGAGCGGCACCGGTTTCGGCGCTGCTGTGACCAGCACGATCGACGACGCCAAGGGCGATGTGACGACGGTGGGTATCGCCGTTCTCGGCGTGTGCGTGCTGATCGCGTGTATCGCGTGGATTCGTCGCGCGGCCAAGTGATCGGCTGAGGGGCAGGGCGCCTTCGGGCGCCCTTTTTTTTCGATCGGGGGACATGGTATGGAGGGTAAAACGTATGGACGGCTATTTCGTTCTGCTGGCGGTTTTGCCGGCGATGTGGCTTATTCTGTCGGGGTGATCGCGCGACTTGCGCGGGTGCTGATCGTTGCGGTGTTGTTCGCGTTTGGCGGTGAGGTTTTTGCTCAGTCCTACGACTGCTCTGGTGCCCAGTTTCAGTGTGAGAAGGATGTCGCTGGTCAGCCGACGCCGGGTTTGTGGCCGGGTGGCTCGTGTCAGGCTGGAGGTAGCAGCGTTCAAGTCATCTACCACGGCTCCGTGGTGTTGACGATTCAGTGCTCGGTGGTCACCAATCCGTGTACTACTGCTCCGTCGTCCAGTGCATGTTTGACGTACTGCGCGTCGAATCCTACGGCAGCGGGTTGCGAGTCGCAGCCGTATTGCTCGACGCATCCGACAGACCTTGCGTGTAGCGATCCGAACATTTGCCATAACAATCCGACATCGAGTTCCTGCGTCCAGATTTGCGCGACGGACCCTAGCAAGTGCACGCCACCTCCGGATTTCTGTACGGCGAATCCGACTGACCTCGCATGCAGCGACCCGAGCATCTGTCACAACAATCCGACGTCGCCTTCGTGTCAACAGATTTGCTCGACGGACCCGACGAAGTGCACGCCGCCTGTGGATCCTTGTGTTGCCGATCCGACTGGTCCTACGTGCTCACAGGACCCGCCAGACTATTGCACGGAGCATCCCGACACTGAGGGCTGCGTGACCGCGCCGGGCTATTGCAACACGCATCCGAACGCGGCGGGGTGTCCTAACGCGCCGGGCTATTGCAACGTTAACCCTATGGCTTCGGGGTGTCCGACCGCTCCGGATTATTGCAACGTGCATCCGGAAGCATCGGGGTGCGAGTCGGCGCCGAACTACTGCAACGCGCATCCTGATTCTCCAGGCTGCGCGAGTGCTCCTGGGTATTGCAACGTCAATCCGGGCGCGCCTGGTTGTCCCACGGCGGCGGGGTATTGCAATCTCAATCCTAGTGCGCCGGGCTGCCCTGGGTCGGCTCCTTACTGTGTGACGCATCCGGATGATCCTGCGTGTAAGAACGATGCAAATTCGCCGCCGTGGTGCCACGACCACCCTGACGACGCGGCCTGTAAGAACGATGCGAATACACCTGGGTTTTGCAGTCAGCCGGCGAACGATGCGAATCCGTCGTGTCCGCAGAACCAGCCCGGCAGCACCGAGTACTGCGCAAGACATCCTGGCGACCTTGCGTGTATGCCGGCAGCGAACTTTTGCCACGCTAACCCCAACGACCCGTCGTGCCGGGCCCAGTTTTGCGCGGCCAATCCAACGGACCCGAGCTGCGCGCACGATGGCAGCGGGTGTAATCCAGATACCGATAGCGGTTGCAGTGGAAACGATTTTTGCAAGGACAATCCTGATGTCGTTGCGTGCGCAAAGCCTGAGGCGAGCGGAGGAGCCAATTGCACCGAGCAGCCGAACTGCGAAGGTGAGGAGGTTCTTTGCCTTGTTGCGTTGGAAGCGTGGCGGTCGGCTTGCGCAACGGAGAAGGCGTTTCCTATGACGGGCGATGTTCCGACCGGCTTGGAAGGGCAGCGTCCCGAAGACTTGCAGGTGATAGAGGATCACGGCGATGACATGCTGTCGAGACTCGATAGCGGCGGTTTTCTTGGTGGTGGGTCGTGTCCACAGTTGCCGTCGTTTAGCGCCATGGGGGCGAGCTTTAGCTTTGCGGATGCGCCGTGGTTTTGCAGCTTCGTGAGCGCGTTGGGCGGCATCATTTTCTTTGTCGGTACGGCGATCGCCGTCGGCATCTTAGCGAAGGGGTGACGTATGCCTGTTGTTGTTGCGTGGATAGGGATGCTCGTTGGCACGCTTTGGAACGTGGCGCGGGATGTGTTGCCCGGCCTGGTCGGTCGCGTGATGCTCGCGTTAGGTTTGTCGTACGTCGCTAACTCGGTGGGGTTGCCGGCACTCAAAGCGTTTTTGCAGTCGCATATGTCGGGCGTGCCTGCTGATGTTGTGCAGCTTCTCGGTGCTTTGCAGTTTGATAAGGCGATAGTTTTGATCGTGTCTGCGGGCGTGGCGATGCAGGCGAATCGGCTGGTGCTCTCGAAGAGGAGCGGCTGATGATCCGGTTGCTCACGGGGCAGCCTGGGCACGGTAAGACGTTGCGCGCGTTGTGGCTTGCGCTGCAGGAAAAGAAGGTGGGACGGGAGGTTTACGCGTGCCGTGTTCGCGGTCTTGACTTCGAGAAAACGGGTTTTAAGGAGCTGCCGTCGCTGAGCGATTGGCAGTCGTTGCCTGATGGCTCTGTGGTGCTTGTGGACGAGTGCTATGCCGACATTCCGGCGAGGGGGCCCGGTAAGCCTCCGTCGGCGTGGGAAGAGGCGCTTGCCACGCATCGGCATCGCGGCTTCGACTTCATCTTGATCGCCCAGTTGGGAAGCCAGATTTCGACGTTCGTGCGGGCGTTGGTCGATTCGCACGTGCACGTGCGTCGGAAGTGGGGTTTCGAGAAAGCTGTGTTGCTTGAGTGGGATCGTTATCAGGCGGCGGTTTCGAGTGACGCTGAGGTTAAGCAGGCTCGTAAAATTGGTTGGTCGTACCCTCGTGAAGTGTTCGGGCTGTACAAGTCTGCTGAAGTCCATACGGCTAAACGGCGCGTTCCGTGGCAGCTTGTCGCGGTGCCGGTGCTGGTTTTGGTCGTGGGATTTTGTGCCTGGTCCGTTGTGCATCGTTTCAAGGGGCGAGGGGCGAAGCCTGAGGCGAGCAGTGAGAGCGTCGCGTCGGCGGCGCCTGGCGTTTCGCCGTCTAAAGACAAGGCCAAGTCGTCGCCTATGAGTGCCATGGCGTACGTCGAGCAGATGACGCCGCGTATTCCTGCCATGCCGTGGTCGGCGCCGTGGCACGACGACTTTAAGCCCAAGGCCGAGCCGGACATCATGTGCGTGAACACGGAGGCGAAGGGTTGCCGGTGCTATACGGAGCAGATCACGCCGGTGTCGGTTGCGAAGGCGCAGTGCGAGCAGATCGCGTTGCATGGGATTTACAACCCGTATCGGCAACCGTTGACGCAAAATCTGAACACGGATTATCCGGCGGAGCGACCGACGCGTAGCGCTTCGGATCGCTCGGGTTCCGGTGATCCCCAGCGGTCCGCGGTGGTCGCGGTGCCGCGCTCGTTGCCCTATCAGTCGTTGCCGGCGCCGAAACCGCGTTTCTAAGCGTTATTGGCCGTACGTCAGTTCGGACTGTCGGAACGCTCGACGTGAGGCCTCAGAGCCCCATTGCTCGAGTTCTCGTGCTGTGTAGTGTGTCGGACCGGGCAGTTGGCCGGCTAGGCGTGCACGCTCGGTCATTACCCATATGCAGAGGTTCGCTTCCACGCGGGCGCGTATGATCTGCGCGCGTGTCGGTTTGTATGTTGTGTCGTTGGTCATCGGGTGCTCCTTCAGTCTTCGCCGTGGGTGGCAGTGGTGGTCACTTTTTCGTTTTTCGGAAAAAGTGGCCTCCGCTGTCGCCTATGGCGACCGAACCGCATGCGCAAGGGCGCTGCGTCAAGCGGCGTCGTGGCCCTGCAGGGCGACGTAGGAGCCGATATCGGCGTTTCCGCTGTGACTACCTGTGTTTCGGGTGCATAGGTCCGGCGCCGCTTGATGCAGTGAACGCGTATGCGACTAGCTGTCGGCTCTTGGCGATCGCGAAGCGGCTTCCGCTTTCGACCCTCCGCAGCATGTGCAGTGTCCTCGGCGTGCGACGATCTGCAGTCGTTGCAGGTCCTCGCCGATCCAGTCGCGGTGCTCGGCTAGTCTCCGAGGCTCCACCATAGGCGTGTCCGCGAAGATCGTGCGACGTGCACGATCGTTGACGATTCCGTCACGTAGCCACAGGGCAGACTCGATCTGTGCGGGTGTGCAGCGGTAGCCGCTCGGCGTGTGGATGATCCCGTCGACGTCGAGGTGCCAGCCGTCGAACGGTGGGCAAAGCTCCATTGGTATAATCTCCCCAGGTACAGCGCTCAGGGGGCGCTATGGCAGTTCGCGAGGCCGCGAAGCTTGGGTTTGTATTTGTGATCGGCGTGTGTATCGGCGCGTGGGGACTTTGGTCTTTACAGCGCTTAACAACAGACGGATGGATTGCACGCCGTACGTGGCATCGCCTAGGCGCTGGTGAATCGTGTGTGCAAGGGCGTCTCGAATGGCGCGATCCGTCTGGCGTACTTCATGTACCGCAAGAGGACGGGCATGACATTCCCTGTGCGGCCGGGCATCGGTTCAACCGTTGAACATGCCAAGTAGAGGCGCCGCAGAGCACCTCTGAAATTTGACATAATATGCATTGCGCACTTTAAAGCATGGCCGGCACGGAAGCTGCTTGCCGTCGTATCTCACCGGTGCCGGTAGGCATTTTGATCAATGCCTCCTCACGGGGCATGTCCGCCGCCGCATGACGGCATGCAGCTAAATATGCGTGACCCAGCGCGACGGCGCGGCGCTGCGGCAATCAAAGACCGCGACAAGGCCGATACCTGCCCTTGGCGCCGTCACGCCAGAATTTGAGCGCATCGAGGTCTTCCATCGCCTTCCGATACGTCTTGGCGACCTTCGACTTCGCGGAATCGGAGACATTCAGCGTGACTACGCCACCCGACGACTTTACTGTCCCAGGTGTGAGCAGGCGATCCAATGTCTCGACAGAGCGAGGAGTCACGTCTGCTTTTCTTGAAACCAAGTTACGCCCCATGTTTGATGTCAGTGCGAACGTTTTTTCGAAGTATTGCAAAATGTCGTGACACGTCGGGAACGGCAATGCTTGCTGGGATGGGTCATGAATGATCCGTGGCGACGATAAACGTTTTGTGAACATTTGCTGCAACGACGCTATCTCGCTCTGACCGCGCTGGCGTTGCCTCAAGCGCTGACCGCGCGGCTAAATGCTTGAGCATACCTAGCGCGGAAATGTGCCATGGCTCCCTCCATGCTCTGTGCCGACTAGTGAGGCCGTTACAACGAGCTCACGCTACGCGAGTCGGAAACAGCGTCTTCAAATGCTGTTGGAACTTATCCGTGATCGCGTTGAAACCCGGCTTGGCCGGATGGAGTTCGTTGTGCCAAGAGGACGTTTGTGGCGCGAGCGTACCTTGCGTCGAAACGATCGAAACCTTCGGATGGCTCGTAAAGGTGCTTAAGACCGCGGCAAACTGCTGCAGCATTGCCTTCACGACGCCAGACGCTGAGTTCGGAGTTGGCTTTGGGAAGCCGTGCAAATCAAACGTAGGTTTCAGCCAGGGGCCCAGAGTGCAGATCCCTCGACCATCGGGGATCGCGTAGTCGTAGCCGTGGAAAACAAGGTGCGTGGTCGGACTGAGCTGATCGCGCAGGGAAATGAGATCTTCATAACCGGCGCGTACTAGTGCCAACGCTGCGTCGAAGCGAGCTTGGTGAATTTGCTCGGCCGGAGATAGCGCCGCGTCATAGTCGCGAATCCATATCGCCATAGGATTGTCAACGATGTCATTGCCACCGCCGGAGAACAGCAATACATCCCATGGCCCTCCAGCTGGGCAACCTTCTTTAAGATTTTGGATCAGTCGCTTCCGCTGGTCGACACCCAGCATGAAGCGCACTTCATCGCCCGCATCAGCCATGTTCAGGATGGGCACCCCCAATCGCTTTTCCAAACGCGGAATGATGCCGCCGCCGAATAGTGGGTATGGATAGTCGAACCAAGAATCTCCTTCGGCCAGCATCTGCAACGGCTGAAACGTAGACCCTGCGTCGGGGGCGCGACGACGCCCAGCGGTGGTCGGCGCAGCCGGCCTCCGCGCCCCGCGTGCTTTCATGATCTTCAACGTGGCGGTGTACTCGTGTTTGCGCTGTTCGCGTTCGCTTTGGCGTTGAGCACGTAGCCTGGACCGCTCCTTGCCGATGGTGGCCAAAGACACGTCCGCCGTCGCTTCAGATCTTGCACGTCGCAGCGTGCGCCGAGGCTCCCCTGCCCTCGCCAGCACCTGTGCTTGCTGCAGGGTGACGGGGGGACCAGCGATAACGGAAGCGCGGCGCCGCGAAGTCACATTGTTCTTTTTCGGTGTGGCAGTCACCTTCCCTTGCTTCTTCTTCGCCAT